CGATTGTTGCCAACTTAACAAGTTGTTCGTCGTTCTTTACATTGATTTCTAAATACTCTTTCAACATAGGTATAATCTGAACGGCTGTATCTCCGTCCTTAATAAATCCGACCACCTCTTTCATCAATACTTCTAATTGCTTTTTATTGGTGTGGGAATTATCATATATGTCCTTAAAGACATCTGATAGGGTTTTACCCTTGAATATTTCGTAATCGTTTGACATAGTTTTTACCTAACAATAAATAGTGAAATGTTAAAAAATAGAGATATATATTTATATATTGATTAATATTTTCAAATATTGCTTATAATTATTATACGAAGTCGGAAAAACTCCGATTTTCATTCATTAAAGGGGGAAACTAAAATGAAAGACACAATCAAAATGATTATGGAAGGTGTAACTGGTATTAAAGACCTATTACTCCACATAGTCGGCTTAGGTGTTCTCGTGCAGTTAATATTTGTAGGGGGATTCTTAGGTATGGATATTGTTGGTAATTTGATTAGTTTGGTAAATACTTTCGCTAACGCGGGATTTGCTGGATTTATATCACTAATTGTGATACTCGGATTACTCAATAAATAAAGGTGGAATTAAAAAGGGGAATAGAAATATTCCCCTTTTTTATTTTATAGATTATCCCAACTACCTGTCCATTTGGTTTCAATGGAACCAGTAGCTAAATAATTCTTTTGTAGATTTGCGTGATGTTTTTTCAGAACATTAATTACACGAGTAATGTGTTGTGTGTTGGAACCAGTCATTTCTCTAATCAGAATATACAAAGCTTTCTTATTAAAGTTCTCAATGTTCTGTCTTTGTTCCATAAGATACAATACTGAATTAGCAACATCTATATCTTGTTTTCTTTTAAACACGGTAGTCAAATTGTTGGACCAATATTCTACGAACAAATCCATATACTCTTTCTTACCCTCTAAGATATCTTCTCTTTTGGTTTCCCACAAAGCATCTCTTTTGTAATCAGTTACTGACTCGTCATCAGTTTGTTTAAGTTTTTTGTAATTATTGTTGTTGTGTAGAATCAAATAGTTCTTAGCAACAATACTAAAGTATGAGAATGCTTTACCTTTACCCTCGGTAAACTTATGCATATTCATATACAAGAAACTTACAACCTCGTGTATAACATCTGTGCTTGGAACATCAAAGTAATAAAACTTAAATGTGTGGATAATGTTTTCTGCCAACTTCTCAAAAGGTGTTCTGATATGTTCATTATAAATTCTCTCTCTCATATGTGGACGAGTTTCTTTATTATGTCTTATGATTGCATCTTCTGTTCCTTGGTGGAAGTAATATCTTGGTGAACCCTTTTTTGCTTTTCTTGGCATTATAATTCCTTTTCTGTTATTTCGTTAATTTCATCTACTGCTTCTTTAATTGATGTAAACACTACACCAATTTCATCATCAGCTTCAAAACTACCCTTAGCATCTATTTCTTCTAAGACTTGTTTCGTATCTTGTATTCTTTGTGCATAATCCTCTATCCAAGTTTCTAATCGTTCTGACTTTCTCGTTAGATTAAATGTAGTCCAACCTAACATCAAGATAATTATGCTTAGTAATATGTATCCTATCATTTTTTCTCTCCAAACAATTCATTGAATATATCTTTAGGGTCTGTTGACTTTGTGAACTTTTCTTTTACTTCATTGTCAACCGCCTTCTTGATTTTGTTTACTGACTTTTCAACTTTCTTTGCATCTTTCTTGTTACCATTTCTCCACATATCTCTTTCAAGATAAGTTGCCATCATATCAGCTTGGTGAACAATAATTGGTATATGTGTTCTTAACATCATACTTGGCATTGAAGTCATTAGATATGGTTTATTATAATCAACATACATTCCGTCTGCCAATCTAATACCATAGAACTCTTCTTTAGAATACTTAATTCCATATTGTTGTAATAAAAAGAAACTTCTATCCGTAACGTCCATATGTTCAATATCTGGATTTACATTGTAAATCTTACCTTGATTTTTTATATGCCATTCAGATTCATTTGGTGTGTAGAATTCATTTCCTAATTCATCACCACACTTACCTAAATCGTGATGCATAGCTGCAAAAACTAATTCTTCATCTGTGAAGTCAATCGTTGCTCCTGCTTGTTCCCACACTTCTTTAATTTGTTGTGAGAATTTAATTACGTGTAATATGTGTTCTACATATCCACCGACTTTTGAATTATGATAATGTTCTACTGAACTAGCTGGTGCTACTACCATTCTATCCTCTAAGTCATCATACATTTTGTTGAGTTTTTCTAATCTATCTCCTGTAAATGTATTGTTGATAATTGTTCGTAAGTCTTTATAATTATCTGTTATCTGTTGTTCTGTTAATGTCATCTACCTACTTCTCCTAAGTATTTTTCTTTTGTTTCTTCCCACGACATATCCATAATGTCTGAGTAGAAAAGTTGTTCTGGTTTTAATCTATTTTGTGAATGCAATTTTTCATATCGTCTTATTGCTTTTGGTTTCCACCAATTAATAACTCTATCATAGTCTAATTGATATTTTTCTTTCATTATTAAATCTTTTTCATCTATATTACTTCTAAAAAATTCTTTTCCATTTTCATAGATGTCTGCAAAGTAAACACCTCTTTTGAATCCGTGTTGATAGTCTTTTGCTTTCATACCAAGATGTTTAAATATTCTATTGATTACATTGTTTTTTGGACCTGTAGCGTTTACAGCTTTGTGATGTTCTTCTGGGTGGTTTTCTTTTAACCATTGATTCCAAACTAAATAAATACTATCGTCTGGTTTTAAATTGATTTGTCCTGCAGTTTCTCCAAGAGTTTTCCAATGTGGTATTCCATTATATTGTGAGTGAACACCATATAGTGCAGTTGTTGTGATTCCAGCCAATGTTTGGTTATAAGCTTCTTTCCAATTGTTTCTGATTGTTGAAGAAGTAACCAATGCTGATACTAATTTACCACCTAAGAAATTAAAACCTAATGGTTGTGTAGCTATAATTGAAGTTCCGATTGCAGTGTGTTGTAGTTTTGCATCATCTAATTTGTTTTCTTTGGTCCAACCTAAAAATGCATCTCTAACTTTAATAGACACAACATCACTACCCATACAAATAACACCCAAGTATTTATTTGTAATTTTATCTTTAACAAAATACTTTTGGTTACGGCCTGGATTTGCAACAAACTCCATAGATGAGATACCTTGTCTTAATAAAGTCCAAGTTTCATTATCTTGTGTGTATTCTACAATTGGGTCTAAGTCTTGAATTTCTTGTATTGTTTTTTCTTTATCATATAAATCTGTTGGTGTCCACATTTGTTGTTGGACCTTGTCTAACTTATCTGCTTTGGAACGAAGTTTATCACTCTTGTTAAACTCCTGCCATTTTTTATATAGAGTTTGTTCTTGAACTGACATAGTCTTTAACATTTCCATATTATCTATAAACTTTTGTTTATTTAAATCAAAGTCAAAGTCTTTCTCATCTGAGAATTTATCAAATGTGTAACTCAATTATAACCTCGTAATAATGTATAGTTGTAAAGATAAGACAATAAATGCCAATATTGTTCTGATGAACTCCATTAAATGATTGTGTCTATCAAAAAATCTTTCTATCTTATACCATACTGATTGTTTGTATTTTTTATATTCTTTTTTACTCATAATTCTATAACCTTTTTTTTATATTAATATACAACATTTTTGTTCCGTTGTCAAGAACTTTATTTAATTTGTAATAAATTTTATATCCTCATTTAAATTTGCTTTCTTAATTGTAGCACTTGTAA